GTCACGCATCCACTTACCAAGAGCGTTGCGCACAGTGTCATCAGACTTGCTGGCCGTTTCATTCATCACCTCAATTGCTGTTGATGTGTCTTTTGCCGCTTTCGCAGCCGCCTTGGTTTTGGTCCGCTGCGCACCGCTACGCCGCCCGGTAAGCCATGCAACCGCAACCGCGACCATGCCCGCCAGCGCGGCCCACACGGGCGCAGGGATAGCGTTGATGATTAGGGCAATCATGTGGACCACCCGCGCTTCTTGGCTAGGGCATACGCGCCCTCCACAGCCGCCCCAAGGGCCAGCGACAGCGTCAGCACGGCGTCACCGTCCATTGCCAGCGACTCGCCCACCTCGGACCCTGCTAGATAGCCGATGCCATAGCGCAGAATGATCCGCGCGATTGGTGCAAGGTCCATGTTAAGATTTCCTCAGAAATAAATTGGCAAATACTTTCACGAGAGCGGCCCAGAAGCTAGGGGGCGCTTTGACCGGGACGTGATCGAGGGGCGGCGAAACCGCGCGAAACCAATCCGGCACGTTAAAGCCGGGGCACGCCTTGGCCGCGTATTGGTTGTGCCCTGTGATTTTCACCACGCCGAACCGCTTGCGCAGATCCGCAATCAGCTTGTGCAGCGCCGCCTCTTGGGCTGGCGTGAAATGCTCGTGGAACATATCCGTTTCCGCCGACCCGTGCCCGCCGAAGAGGCTGATCCCAATCGTGCCCGTGTTGTGCCCCGCAACGTGCGCACCAATCTTTTCAATCGGCCTGCCCTTGGCAACAGTCCCATCGCGGTCGATCAGGTAATGATACCCGATGTCGTTCCATCCACGGTCCTGAACGTGCCACCGCTTAATCTCTGCCACCTTTTCGGATGTGCGCTTATTTGCCCACCAATCGGAACGGGTAGCCGTGCAATGCACGATAATTTCGTTGACCTGTCTCACTGTTTCACCTCGCGCAATAGCGCCTTAATGTCTGCCCGTATTTCGGAAAGCATGTGGTTGGTTTCCTCGCGGGCCTTGCTTTGCAGCTCCAAATCCTCTTTGCGCTGCGCCCATAACCGCCTGATTTCGGCGGCGTTGGATATGCCCCGCGCCTCTAGCCGTACCAGCCAAACGACAGCCGCAACCACCGCCGCGATGACGGCCCAAAAGTCCCTAATGATTTCAGCCATTATTTGCCCCGCGCTTGACAGCCGGACAGAATCGCCCGCTTGTGCGTTTCAGCCATGCCATTTCCTATCTGGTATTGGTCAGCATCGGGCTTTGGGTTGCTGCCCTGCCCGGTGCGCCTGTTATTTTTGCAATAAATCGTTGCGCTCCAAGGTCTTGATTGCGTCCAGAACCTCGGTGTCCCATGCCTTGCGGCAATGGTCGCGCTCAAAAACCCACAGCGCGGCGTTGATGCGCCTGACGGCACGCGGCCAAGGCTCACGATACGCCCGCGCACTTACGCTTTCAGACGTAGACCCGCCAAGGCAGGCCGCGTTGAAAAACCGCGAAACCGCCGACAGCAAGGCATGGCCAAGCCGCCGCGCGATATACCCCGCCCGGCGCATCATGCGTCGATCAACATTGCCGCGCGAAAGAGGTCATCAACCTGCGCATCCGTGAAGCCTAAAAGGTACTGAAAAAACGCAATGTTTTGCGAAGTACGAACCCAAGTTTGGGCGCTATCAATGACGGTCTGCTGCGCCCAGCCTGCCGTTGCCTTGTATTCAAGGATAACGGCCCAGTTGGTTTCGCCCAATGCTAGTTTGCCCTGCATTGGTGTGCATGTCATGGCCTCGCGTTCGGCGGCAAGTATTGCAGCCGATTCCCCCGGCGTCTTATCGCGCACGGTCCAGCCGATAGACCAAGCCCCGTCGATCAATGCAGGCGCGACCTGTTCCGCCACCTGTGTGGCCGCGTCATAAGGCGGCACATCATCAAGCGCACAAGGGAACACCCCAAATGCCGCGCGGTTCTCGTCTGTCATTTCTGCCGGAAAAGACGTGCCCTTGTTTTCCCGCCGTATCTCCGTGTCGGTGATCGGGAAAACCAAGCCGTCCGCTTTAATATATTGATTCATGGTCTACCGCCTATATTGTGGACGTTATCGAAAAAGAGAGAAACGTCTGCCTGTCAGCCGTTGCCGCAGACGTTATAGCCCCTGTTGCGCCCGCTGCGGGCTGGACTTTATAGAAAAGCCCCAACGCGACTGGGAACGCCACAGACCCAAGCGGTGCCGCCATTGTTGTAAAGCCGCTGGTTGTCATTCCGCAGCCAGATGGAGGTTCCCCCGCGTTCTCCGTGACTTGCACGGCGATAATTATATCATTGCTAAACAGTGTGTTATAGCTGGATATTGTCTTGGCACCAGAGTTGCCAGAAGTCGACCCTCCCAACACGCTATACGCCGCCGCCCGCCACACCGAAACCCAACACAATGATGCGTCGGACGTGCCTGCTCTATACGTCAGGCTGGCCCCGGCGTCAGCAAGGGTCGCCGTTTTATAAGACACCTGCATGACCGCTTGGGTCGTGCCGCCGCTGAATATTTGGGTCCAACCTGCGGGGTTTGCTGGGCTAGGGTGCGTGTATGTCAGTATCAGCAAGTCGCCCGCTTTAATGTTGGCGGGCATTGTTATTATGTGGGCGCTACCATCTGTCACGTAGACCTGCGCGAATGTGATAAACTCGAACTCATCACTAGCACCAGCCCGCCGCCGTTTGATTGCCCCGCTCAAGATGCAAAATCCCCCACATAAACGCCGCGCACAACGCCGCCCGCCTTCTGTAAATTAATCTCTGTGAAGCCGGTTGCGGCCAGTGTTGGCGCGGTGCCCCCCGCCCAGACCACACCAATCGTGGACCATGTGATTGTGTATGCCGTACCGTCCGCAATCCGTAGCGTGATTGTCTCGCCGTTGGCAAAATTGGTGGCAAGTGGTGTGCGACTGGCGGTCAGTGTGATTTGTTGGATCGCCCCGTTGCCGGGGTCAATTTGGAATCCTGCGGCATCGGTAATGGTAAATACTTCATCAATGATACAACCGTCTATTGCTGGATTGGTCAGCGTGGGGTCGGTCAGCGCGGGGGCTGTGAGGGTTTTGTTGGTCAGCGTTTCAGCGCCCGCAAGCGTAACTTCGGACAAATCCGCCGCTGCCGCCGCGCTTGCTGCTGCCGCAATAGCGCTTGCATCTGCCGCGCCCTCGCTAACCAATGCCGCCGCCGCGCTTACACCTGCCTCCGCCGCGCTTACACCTGCCTCCGCCGCCAGCCCAATGATTGCTGTCGCGCTTGCATCTGCCGCGCCCTCGCTAACCAATGCCGCCGCCGCTGCTGCCTCAGCTTCCAGCTTGCTGATAGCCGCCGCTTCTGCCGATTGCGCCGCCTGCACGTTGATTGCCAAGAGGTTTGACGGGGAAACGCCTAAAAGGCTGTGCAGGTTATGCGCGCCCGTGCTTGGGATGGAAATGTTGCCTAAATCATAACGCTTAGTCGGCTCTCGCACGGTCACGTTGTATTGCGTGGACCGGATGCCAACGCCATTTGGCCAAAGCACCGCCGAAAACGTCCCGTCTGTCGCGATTTGCGCCCGTACCATTTTTGGCAACACGACAGCTAATTCTGTGTCGTAACTGGTCAGCGTAAACTCAACATAAGCCCCCGTTTCCGGTGCGGTCGTGTCGGGGAGCGGGATTGATCCCGTGATTGTTGCCGTGCTGATTACCATCGTTTAGCCCTCAATATTTCCCCTGCCAAACGCGGAAAGCGCTGGCCTCGCCGTTCAGTAGCTTGCGGTGCATAACCTCGCGCCGCGCCTCGACATCGGAATACAAAATGCCCGCTTGCTTGCACCATTCATTGATGACCCAAAGCGGAACGCGCGCCACAAGGCGGTTTTCGCCCTGCCCGATAGCCCCGGCGCTGCGCAATGCCTTGACCTGCTCAAGATGCGGGGTTGCGTCATAGACCTTTTTGACGTGGAATTTCGCCCCATCGTCATTAATAAACTGCTCGGCAATTTTCATTTGCGGCCTGTCCGCACCGATACCTTGACCGGCTCCGCAACAACCTCAAACAAACCGCCAACGCCTTTGCCCTCGGCCTCGGCCTTGAACCCGCTATCAACTTGCACAATATCGCCTTTAGCCCAGCGTCCGCCATTCGCCCGAAGGCGCTCATTCAGAATTTTGATTTGCATGTGATGCCCCTAGAAAAAAGATAGGGCGGCGCTTTTACACGCCGCCCCGTTTGGCTTAGGCTGTGGTGTTGTCGAACACGCCGCCCGATGCCTTTTCGTTCTTGGAAATCAGGGTGAATTCACCAACAATCTGTTTCTTGGTGGCATCGCCTGTTTTCGCAAGTTCGGACTCTTTCCAGTTCCGTTTTACGCCAAGTTCCCACATATCGTCTTGCAGGACCAAAACATCACGCGCACGGTTGAGGCGCGAAAGCTGCATTTCAACCTTGCCGAACGGCGAGATATAAACATCCATCGAGTTGATGACGGTGTTTTTGTCGGCGCTGGCGTCAACGGTCGAACGCTGGTTATTGGACCCGACAAAGCCGGATGCAATGTTTTGCTGGTACGCAGACAGGTAAACCGTGCCAGCCTTGCCGCCAGCCTCCCAGATACCCTGCATCACAGTGTCAAGGCGGGCCTGAGAAAACGCAACTTGCGTCCCGTCTGTGCGCGCGTCCGTACCGTCACCCGTTGGGTCGGCTGGAACGCCTGTCCCTACGCTGGTATTTGTCTTGATCCAAGACAAAGCGCCCGCCATTTCCGACGCGGTGGTGGCGTCACCCGCTGCCTTGAAATAGTTGGAAAACATCGCCAGTTCCAAATCAAGGCGCAATTCCTTGCCCATCTTCATCATCTGGTAAACGATTTCTTTTTGACGGCCCGCTTTGTTCGTGGTGTCGTCAGTGTCAGGAATGGCAACGGCGTCTTTGAACGTCTGGGTGTAGTTGCCCAGGCGCGTGGTCGCTGTCTTGGCCGATGCAACGGTGTCATCGCCCTGGACGTGCTTGTTCCGCGCAGCCGAACGCAGCGCATCAGTCTGCCATTCGTGGTTGTGCGCGTCGATTTTCACCTTTTTGGTGTTCGAATGGAACGGCGTTTCATGCGGGTCCACATTGGAAATGTAATCCGCGAGGCTTTCCCGTGCGCCTTTGGCATCATAGGAATCGAAGGTGTTGGTTGGCTGAACCATGGTAATGGTCTCCGGTTTTCAAGGTTAAGGATTTGAAGCGAACAAAAAGGCTTCCACGGCATCGTTTAACGAGCCGGTTTTGCGGAATTGTGCCTTTGCCGCTTTGGCTTTTGCATCAACGGGCGCAACTCTTGCGGCCTTTGCTTTCACATTGCGGGTCGGCTTTGGGGGTGCTTTTGACGTCACCTGTTTGGCCTTCAATGCGCGCCACTTGGCGGCATCACTCAGCACCTCAAGCGCGCGGGCGTCTTCAATCCCGCTCAACTCGTCGCTGCTGTAACCGTACTCAGAACCCGCCGCGAATAGCTTGCGGGCGAAGTCGGGCGCGGTCTTTTCGTCGGCTAATTCCGGGATACGTTCCCGCAATTTTGCAACCTGCGAATTGATCGTTTCCGAGTGCTTCGCCTGCGCGTATGCGCTGCGTTGGCGGTCCATCTGTTCAATGTGTTGCTGTTCGGCCTGATACTCTTTGACATCGGTTTGGTACTTGGCCTGGAGGCGCAAATACTTAACGGCGTCCTGTTCGATCATGGCCGGGTCTGGCGGCGTGGGGGTTGGTTTGAACCCGCCTTGCTGTTGCCGTTGGTGCAGTTTCAGGAAACTTTCCTGCTGATCCATTAGGGCTTGCGCCGCTTGCTCAAGCTGCTTTCGCACCCCGGCATTAGATTGCAAATCCTGCTGAATCTTGGCTTGCCCAGAATAACCGCGCTTCAACTCGTCCAGAGTCACCTTTTGTTCCTTGCCGTCTACCAAGACGGGGATCAAATTGGGCTGGTCGGCTTTGGCGGCTTCTGCCTCGTCCTCGTCGGGGTCTTCTTCGGACTCCCCCGCCTCGTCCTCATCGGTTTCGGCTTCCGGTTCTGGCTCTTCCTCGGTTGCGCCCGTGTCGGCGTCCTCGGTCAATTCTTCTTCGGTGTCGTCTACTTCCGATTCATCCTCGGTCGTTTCCGGTGCCTCGGATGCTGCCATGTATCGATCAACCATCGAATCCATGTCTGTTTGTTCTGTCGTGTCGCTCACGGTGCAGACCTCTCTTTATGTTTCCGGCGCTTTAGGTCATCTGACCAACTCGCAAAGCGGGCTTTAAGCTGCTCGATTGAACGCACGCTTTCGTGCGCTTCCTCGCGCGCCTCTGGTGTTGAGGCGGCATCTAAAAACACGGCAACCGCCGCGCTTTTGATTTCATCGAAGGCCATTAAAAAGCCTTCATCGGCCAGCAACCGCGCTGCGGTCGCTGCCTTTTGTTCAATGTTCATGTGTGGGGTTTCCCGTTAGTAGCGCGGCAAGTTTTGCTGGTACTCAATCGCCTGCAAGTCGGGCTGTACGTTGTATTGGCCCTGCAATTTCACGGCCTCAAGCGCCAGCTTTTGCGCCATTTCGTCCCGCTTGCGGTCATCGTCCATCTTGAACTTCTGCGCATCCAGCATCAGCCGCCCGGCGTCTGTTTTCTCTTTGGATTGCGCTTTAATCATTTCAGCCTCGGCAAGCGGGTTGGTCTGCTGCTGCTGTGGCTGTGCGGCCTTCTGCTGCATCATCGCGGCTTGTTCCGGCCCGAATGGCTTGATGTATTTGGAGGCGTCAAAAATGCCCTGTGCGCGGTAAAAGTCCGCTATGCCCGTGCGGATCTCGCCAAGCCCTACAAGCGGGTTATCCGCGCCTAGGGTCTGGTAAATATTCATCTGCATCTGAACCATCGAACCTAGCGCCGCCGTGCGTTCGTCTGCCCGGTTGGTGCCAAGCCCAACGTTTACCGTCACGTCCGCATCAGCCGACCACGAACGCGGGTCGACTTCAACAAACTCGCCCGCGATTTGCATCATCGTGTTTTGGTCGGGGTGTTGCCGTACAAGCGCATCGATCAACTTGAAAAGCTGTTTCATGCCGCCTTCCGCCAAGGTGCGCGCAATCAACTCTGTCTGGCCCATAGCGGCCCGTTCCGCGATGCCTGCGCCCGTTGCCGACTGGTTCTGTAGTGCATTGGCATCCAAGCCCATGCCCACGCCCTGCACGCCCGTTTTGGCCTCTATGCGCGTCTGCCGATATTGCAACGCTGGCAAGGCGATCGTCGCGCCGTTGCCGATGGAAAATTCCCGTACCGCGTCCATCTGGTCTGCCCAGATAACGCCGCCCGTTTCGTTGTTTAACAGGCTGTCAACGTCAACTTTGCCCTTCAACGCAACAACGCGCGGGGTGTTCGCCATATTGATTGAGTCCAGCAACCCGCGCTCCATGCTGGTCTGGCTGTCCTGATCGGGGATAAGGATTTCGGCCAAGCTGCGCCCATGAAAGGCGTGCGGGATTGGATCAACTTCAAACACCGCGAAAGGCACTTGATCGCATGGCTCAAAGTCCAGCACATCGAAAGCGGAACCGCCAAGGATAAACTTGTATTTGCGCGGGATGCCCGTTCCTTCAAGGTCCGCGTCCATGTAAGCCTCTGTCACCAGAACCTTTTTCATCAACGGATCGTCGCTTTCCTCCTCGGTGACGCCCTCGTGCCGTTCGCTGTTTTCTTCGTCCTCGGTTTCGCCGTCCAGCCCTTGCACGTCCTCAAGGTCAAAGCCCATCGCCACAAGGTCGCCAACGGTCTGCTCTTCCGCGTGGCCGCAAATGGTCGCTGTCTCTAGGCTCTTGGCTTCGGCGTTCACGAAAAACGTTTCTGGCGGCAATGCCTCTATGCTAATCCGGCCCTTGTCGCTGGTCCGCGATATTTTCATGGACACAGAACCGTCAGGCTCCTGCGTGGCGCTTTCAACCTCAATATCGGGCTGATCCGCGATATACTGCGCGGCCTCTAGCGATAGGCCCGAATATTCGTCAAACTCGATTTCTTGCTTTTCATCCCAAGAAACCTTGGCAATGCCAACTTTCTTGACAAGCGCGTCATCAAACACATCATGCAGCACCATAAACCCGTTTGATCGGTCAAACACATAACGCGCCATCTGGGTCCGCTGGCGTGCGCTTTGAACGTCCTGCGGGGTGCGTGGTACAAATTCAACCGGGTCGCTCTGCAAGAACAACCGCATCAGGGCAGGCTTAACCGCGCGCACGGTGTCCGAAACTGGCGTTGCGACAACCGCCGAACGGCCCGCCTCGCTGCCAATATCAACCTCTCCATTGCGGTAACGGTCGGCTTTGATGCGGTCCGGCGCGATATTTGACGCGATGAAAGACCGCGCGGCCTGCACTTGCGCTTTGACGTTGGACTGTATTTGGTCCGTGATTTTGGTTTTTTTCATGTTTCCAACGCAAATTTGCCCGCGAAACGGGTCTTTTTGGTGTGAATATTTTCAGGCGGGCTATTGACGCGGGGTTAAGGCGTGGTCACTTATTGGGGTATGGATATTTATATGTTTTTTCAGATTGTTTCGGCGGTGATTGTCGCGAACGCGGCTTGCGGCCTTGGCGTGGTCGGGCTTATTACGGCCCGCCGCCTTGAAAAGACCGGAACCCCGCAAGATGACTTGCCCTTGAAGGTTTACGCTTACATCCTGATCCCGTTTGCAGCCGCCTTGCCCGGTGCGATATGGCTTTACACCTCGATTTAACGCCCCAACGCGCCGCCCGTGTTGCGGATGATGGACTCGATTACCCGCCGGGTCTGCTGTGAGCCTGCCTCTTGACGCAACGCTGGGGCTAGCACCGCCATTGGGTCCGTCGACATAAGCGCTTTGGCGATTAGTTGCTTTGTTGCCTCGGTCTGGCCTTTGGACATAGGACCAAGCGTTGCCATGATTTGCGCCGCCGCATCCCCAAGCTGGAAGTTTCCAGCTTTTTGCAGCGCTTGGAAAAGCCCGCCCGATGTTCTGGATGCGCCTTCAATGTCTTGCAAATTGTTCGCCGTGGCTGAACCCTGAAGCGCCTTATTTTGCGTCATCCACATTTCTGTCTCGCGCGCAAGCCGCCGCGCGTATGTGTCGGGATCGATAGCCATTGCCGCCGCTTCTGCGTCCATCTTGGTACTTTGCACCGCCTTTGCGCGGTTCGCCGTTGGGGCTTTGTTTGCCTCAATGCCGGACAACATTCTGTCGCCGTAGCCCGTGCGTGCCGCCTGCTGCTGCTCCGGTGTCATCTTGCCGAACTGTTGGGTGGTGTCAGTTTCACGGCGCACGGGGCGCAACATATCAACGCCTTGATCTATCGCGTCGATTTCTGTGGACGCCTTGCGGAAACCATCGTTTGCGGTGCGATACATGTCAGACGAATTTTCAAGCGCTGCGTCCAATTCTTCCACAAGCTTGCCAAGTTCGCGCGCCTCATTATTGCGGCCTGCCCGCACCGCTGCGCCGATGTCATCTTGAATTGACTGTTTGACGCCAAGAACCCGGTCAAAGTCGCTCAATTCGCGGGATATTTCCCCGTTTGGCGGAGGCTTGGCCGCAAGCCTGTTGCGATATGATGCAAGTTTTCCGTCGATACCATCGCCCACAACGCCGCTGCCATTCATGCCGCCAATGCGGTTATCAATGACGGAAATAGCGCCGCGCACGTCAACTGGTGCCGCATTGCCGCGCGCTGCTGAATACGCCGTATCCGCCGCCTTGCCGCGTGCGCTAGTCATCGCTGTGCGGGTTTGCTCCGCGCTTTGCCCGTTCATCCCGAACGCGTCATCAATAAACCTAGAAACCCGTTCGGGCTGTCCAAGCTGGCGCTTCTCTAGGAAGTCAGCCAAATCAAGCCCCGCTTTGCTGTCGCCGCCCCGGACAATGCCGTTCGCGGTCCTCTGCCCCGGCATACCTAGCGCGTCCATTAGTGTGTATTCGGGTTGACCATCCGCCGCCGCTTTAGCAATCGACCGCGCCACATCGTCGGAACCCTGCCCGCTTTTTTGCAGCGCCGATGTTATAGTGCGGTTTGCTTTGCCTTGGTTCGCGCGGCCAAGGGCAAGGTCGATAAGCCCCCCGGCTGGGTCACTCAACAGGCGTGTAGCCTTAGACCCTGCCAAGGCCGCAACAGGAGCGCCGCCGCCAAGAATGGAACCCAAAAGCCCGCCCGCGAGTGCCTTCTTGCCCACATCCACGCCGTCAGCGTTGCCCGCGCCTTGCAGTGTTCCCTCAACCGCACCAATCCCCGTACCGCGCGCGATGGTGTTCCAGATGGTCGCCCCGGTGGCTATTGGCAGGGTTGTAAGGGCTTGCACAACCGCGCCGCCAACGTCCCCCGCCATAAATGCGCCGGGGTTCGCCTCCCTCGCATCGTTGAACTGCCCGCGCTGCAAATCTCGGCTTTGCTCGTACCTGTCGCCAAAGCTTCCGGAATAATCAAACAACCGTTTGCCGCCGCCCTCGTTTGGCACGGCCCCGGTGATTGCCGACATAACGCCCACCGCGTTGTCAGCAAGGCCATAGCTTGCGCCGTTCTGCCCACCCATTGCCAACGAGCGGGCTTTGCTGCCCAATTCGGCAACGGCCTCGCTGTTGGTTGAAGCGCCGCCCTTTGGTGCTGGGAAGCTGTTTAGGGCATCGGCCATTTGGGCGCGCGTCATACTGGACGGAAAGCGAACGGCGCGACCATCTGGCAGGGTTATGGTGACATATTCAGTCATTCAAATTTCCCCGTTGCTGGGTTGTAGGTCGGGATATTGTCGGCTGGCGCTGTAACGCCCGCCGCTGCCGATGGTGCTGGCGGTGGCGCTGCGACCGCTGTCGGGTCGTAACGGATTTGCGCATAGTAATCAGCAAGCGAGCCGCCCCCCGCAAAGTGTTGCGCCGCCTCCATTGCCGCAGTGTATGCTTTCGCCTGCACCGCCCGCTTGCTCTCAAGCCACATTTTCAACTCTGCTGGTTCTAGGTTGCGCGGCGCGGCTGTTTCCATCGCCAGTTCCATTTCGCCAGCACTCAACGCGCCGAATGTTACCGAGCCGATAACATCAAGCCCCATGCGGTTCATGTCGTTTCTTAGCGTAGCGGTCGCCAAATCAACGGCGGGCAACATCTTGTAGATAATGCCGGAATTAGCCCCCGTGTCGAGAGCTGCAATCGCGCTGTCGATTGTGCTTATGCTGCCCCTAGTCTGCGCTGCGGTATCTCCGAACGCCTTCGCCCATGCAGGCGATGCTTTGCCCGCCTCAATCGCCGCCGCCGCTTGGCCACCTGTTTCGATTTGGGCTTGATTTTTTCCAGTTTCTCGCGCGCCGTAAATGCTGCGCTGCCCGTCCGTATAACGTGCCTGTGCTTCCTGAACGTATTTTATCGCATCATTCCCGGTGAGAACCTCGCCGCCAATCGTTTGGACTTTTGTGGAACCGTCCCGCATAGTGAGGATCGTTCCGCTTTGATCCGGCATCATTGCGCTGCTCTGCACGTTGGGGTCCGCGTCTGCGCCTGTTGCCGCTTTATAAACCCCGCCCGCGTCTGTCATGCCCGCGTCAAACGCTGCAAGCTGCTCCGGCGCATTGGCGGCAATCCATGCCCGTGCCTGCGCCCGCTGCTGATCGGCCTGCGCCTGCTGCTGCGCTGTAACCGCGTCTTGACGGTCATAGCCGCGCTGCTCGGCCTCTAGCCCCCGCTGGTACTGTAGGTCGCCCGCCTCGGTCTGTCTGCGGCCCTGCATCCGCCCCCGCGCCGCGTCAACCATGCCCGCGTTGTCGATCCCCTGCATCCCGCCGATTGCCGCGCGAATACTGTCCGCCCGATCCGGCGACATACCTTTGAACAACATTCCCAAAAGCCCGCCAACGTTTTCCTCTGTGCGCTTGAATTGGCCTAAAAGCCCGCCTGTGTCTGCCATTGGGTCCGCTCCGTTCATCGTGCTTGTGCTGCTGCTTGTGGGGGCTTTGCCGATAGCGCGCATGGTGTCGGATGCAAGCCCTCGGTCGCCATGCTTAGACGCATAATCGGAAAGGCTAGTGCCGAATGAATCTGACGGGTTATATTTGCCGCCCGTTGCAACAAATTTCCGCGCGCCACCGGCCCCGCCAAGGTGGCCCATCGCAACCAATGCGCCCATATCAAGCGGCTTGCCGTTTACAACAGAGCCGACAAGCGGCCCTAACTTACTCTCAAGGTCCGCAAAATGCCACTTTTCTGCCGCCACCTGCAAATCAGGTGATGCCATGAATTGCTGTGGTGTAGTCCCTTGCGGGATTGCGCCCGCGTTCATAGCGTCTTGCAATCGCGCCTGCCCGAATTGAACGCGCCCGAAGTGGCCAGCCTTACCGCCCGCGCCCATTTCGCTATTCTTTGCCGCCCAATTCCCGCCGCTTTCGGAATTGATGAGGGATTGCAGGTAATTTGCCATCAAGGCGCCAGCGCCAAAATATCAAACAGGCCGGGCGTGTCTGTTTGCGTGGTCGTGGTCGGCGTGGTAATACCGCGGATCGCTGCCATATACCGCGACAGCGCGTCGTCCGCAAAATTCACATTGCCCTGGCTTTGCGCTTGGCCCGCGTCAATGATCTGCTGCATTAGCCCTTGCTGCATGTTGCCCGCGTTCATCTGCGCATTCAGGGCCGTGTTACCCTGCCCAAACCCAAGGTTAGAAAGTTGTGCGAGCGAATTGGCGGCGCTCATGTTTGCGCTGTCGAAAGCCTGTTGAGCGTTCGCATTGCCAACCGAAGCGTTGAGCGAATTGCTGGCGTTGGATTGGTTGGCCGATAGCCGGTTTTGAATGTCTTGAAACGCCGCCGCCTGCGCGTTGGTGTAGTTGTCCACATTCAAGCCCGAAAGTGCCCGCGCGCTGGTGTCTGCAAACCCTCGGTTGGTTTCCGCCTGCATTACGCCGTGTCGTGATCCGCCGAATGCGCCCGCCGCCGCTGCGTCCGTTCCGTTCATCGCCATAAGCCGCGCACGGTCAAGACCCTGCAAGGTTTGGTCCGTCACCGCCGAGGTGTAGGGGTTCATATACGGGTCAAGGTTGGCGTTGGATAGCTGCCCCACGCTAACGTTCTGCGCCTTGATTACAGGGGCTGCCGTTGGGCGATTGGTCAACATCTGCATCGCAGATTGAAACGCCGCCGCCGATTGGTCAAAAACATTCGGCCCTTGTGGCGCTTGCTGCGATTGTGGCGCTTGCTGCGATTGCTGGAAAGATAGCGCCTCGCCTGACCCCATAATATTGCTGCGGATCTCGTCAATACCTATCGTCCCGTTATCAAGCAAGCCCTGATAGAACGCCAATCCAGCCGCGTCTGGTGCGCGCCCTAGCTGGTTTTGATAGATGCCTGCAACGTCAGTCGCGGGTTGGCGAAGGGCAATCTGCTGGCTGCCTGAAACCATTTGCGCGCCCATCGTCATTCTGCCAGACGTGTACGGGTTAGCGCCGGTCGCCGTCTGTGTGTTGAATTGCGCGCTCGGTTCGTTAAGTTGCGCGCCCGGTGTGCTGAATTGAGGTGTATATATCATCATCAGTCAAACAACCCCCCCAAACCGCCGCCAATTCGCCCGCCGAGGCTCCCGCTTGATTTGCCCGGCCCGCCGCCGTCGAAGCGGTCACGCATACTGCCATATTCGCCGCCGAAAGCGCCATTTAGCGAGCTATTAAGGCCCCCGCTATTGCTCGGATTGCCGCTGCTCTGCGTGCCCCCGCCAAAAGGGTTTTCGTGGACGTTTCCGCCCTGGATCGGGTTGCCGTTTGCGTCAACGCCCGGCATTCCGCCCGTTTGCCCTGACCCCTTGCCGACAAGCGCGGCAATCGCGGCGTATAATTCAGGGTTTGCCGCCTTCAGTTCTTCCATGTTGCTTTGATACAGGTCTTGAGATGAATACCCCGTGATGCCGTTCCCGTAGTTTTTAGCCGTGGGGATATTCATTGGTGCGGTTTGCAATCCCAAGCTGCCCGCCATTTGATTCGCGCCATTCATCGCGGCCATTTGCTGACCCGTGAAGGCGGCAATCTCCGGCCCATACTTTGGGATATAGCCCAATGCGTTGCGGTTCTGCGCCAAGGAAAGCGCCGCCTTTTGCGCATCCTCAATATAAGCGGGAATCGTTTGTTCGCTTTTCTTTTCACCGAATAGGCTCATGTTATCGCTCTTTCCATTGTCACGGCTGTTTCGTGCCAGCCGCGATGTTTCAGAACCTTGCGCCAGCCAATCCGGCCTGTCTGCGTCATTGCCTCGCAACCTTGGGTTTTCCCCCAAGCTGCCACCGCGTGTTCCATTTGTTCTAGTTCTTCGCCGCATCCGGCAATTATTCCAACGTGCAAAACCTTGCGGCCTGCCCGCGTCTTGATCTGCGTTATGGCTAGGGCATCTTTACCCGGCCAAAGCTGCATCCGCCCCGCCGCGCACTCTGCGAGCAATTCCTCGGCGGTATATTCGCCGTCACGCGCAATGGCCTTGGCTACCAGGTCAGACAGCCGCAACATTGCCGCCATTGTCCACCGTTAGCGTCCACCAAGTACCATCCGGGCTTTGCAACCTGATCGTACCAGATACAAAATTCTCACGGTCGCGCTTGATGTTCTCGCCGTCGGCCTTTTCGATTTGCCGGTTGCGCTCATTCTGTGCCGCGTCACCCCTTGGCAGTTTCATCGTTTGCCCCTCGGCTGCACGTCAAGGCGCGGGATGCCAACGCGAAAGTCCTTACTAAACACCCCGTCAACGCGCATCCGTCCTTGTCTGCCTGTGAAGCGCACGCTGGTCGGGGAATGCAGCATATAAGGCCCGTGCGTACTCTCTGGCCCGTTGGGGTAGCGCCGCGTCTTGAATGTCGCCGTGACCTCGCCCGCCGTGCGCTCGTCCGGGTATAGCTTGGTTGCCGTGAATGTGTTGTCGCCGGTCCCGATCATAAAAGGCCCGCTCTCGGCATAGACAGGGAAGCCAAACGGCACAAAGCCTTTTTCATGCTCATACAGCACCAAATCAGACCCCACCGCCAACGGGTAAGGATGCACGCCCCGGTCAAGTCCAGCCGTGCGCGATAACGCCCCGGTGGCCCATGTGGCCTTGTCGTAGTTGAACACAACGTATCTATCGTTTTCGGTGTCCAAGTTGCTGGTGTAAAACCACCAGATTTCCGAAAACTCCGAAACGCGCATTGCGTGGACGTGTGACCCTGTGAACGGCCCAAACTCTCCAAATACATAATCTGATACATCGCACTGAATACGCTGCACCACGCCGCCTTGATATGCAAAGAACCCGCCAACCCCCATCCAGAACGCCGTTCCATCCACAACCTCAACGGCGTTTTTGCCGATGATGCCGCAAGACGTTCCTGCCCGCTCGAATGAGTGAACCAACTGCGGCCCAACATAACGCGCAACGTGGGCATCGTTGTCCGTGAATATCAGCACCTCGCCCTGAACGCTGACCGCCGTGATGATGTTGCCCGATGTGTTTAGCGTGTAGTCGCCCGCTTCGTTTGTCGCCGTTGGGGTCCAGACCGTGTAGTCCTCGCGGTCGCACCACGCCACGTTGCGCGGGTCGCCATTGGCCCCAAGCGCAAACAGAAAGCGGTTGTCCGAAACGACGATCCCCGCGTTGCCCGTTGGTGCGCCTGCTACTACCTGCGCCGTTGCTGTCTCATCCCGCGCCCAGTAGAATATCCGCCCGTCAGCGCCTGAACATGCCACCAGGTCTTGACCCCAGTTGTCTATGCTCCAAATCGTTGCGTCCAGCCCTACGCTGCTGTTTGTGTAATCGCTGCCATATGCGCCCCGGCCATAAGCGCCGACCCCGTAGCCGACCGCCTGCCGCCCGATAGCCTGCCCTCCGGCAAGGTCTGCCGGTGTGATGTCAATCAACTGCCGCTCGCGGTTGTAAACCTGCAAAGACGCTGGCCCACCAAGCGCAACAAAGCGGTGCCCGTTGTTGGCCCGCCATGCGTGGATGGACCGGATAACGCCCGCCGTTTCCGTCTCCTTGAACGCTTCCCAGCCGCCGACCGGGCGTAACGACCCCTCATGCCAACGCACTAAGCTGGCATCGCGCCACCGCCCGGTGCTTTGCAGGTCCGTACCGTTGCGGTATTGACCTGGGGGCAGTTCAATCGGCATCAGCATCTTAAGCGCCCGCCTCGGTCTGCTTGTAAATCAGGATTTCGCCGCCCGTGATATTGGACGCCGCCGTGCAAAATAGGCGCAAATAGCGGGTTGTTGCATTTGCTTTGCGATACCCGCCGCCAAAGCGGTTATAGTTTACGCTGCTGAATGTGGTGAATGCGGTGCTGTTGGCCCCGGCAACCTCAAGCTTCAGCGTGGTTGGATATGTCGTAGATACTAGCCCTAGTGTGTAGCTGGTCCCGTCAACGCCGCCCGTGCTATATGTTGCGGCTGCATCGTCATAGGTCACACCGTCCGCCGATGTGCGCAGGGCCAGCGTGTCCGTAGACGTGCCGCCGATGCTGCATGTCAAGCCGCGCGCAATGATGACATAGTTGCAATCATCAGCCGGTAATGTGATGTCAACGTTTGCCGCGGCAACGCTGATTGTGATTTTCTCAACCCAGCCGGTAGCGGCTTTGATAGCGGCATCGATCAGGTCAAAGTTATCGTTCAGCTTTTCGTCCCAAGTCTCGTCCGACCCGTTCAATTCGGGCTTAACAAAGCTATAGGTTGCTGTCGTTGTATCGGCCATTAGCGCGCCCTCGGTCTAATTACTGTCGCCCCGCCATAGCGGCCAATCTCGTCAGTCTTGTTTAGGTTTGTGACCGCAGCCGCATATAGCCCGGCCCAGGTTGTGCCTCGTGCGTCCTCCATCAAGAAGGGCGCGGATTGCAGCAACGTACCGTAAAGGTAAACATCGGGCGCGGTGGTCAAAAGCCAGTTGCTCGGCGCTACATCAGACAGCGCGGGCAATGTGGCGGTGTATTGCATCGTTCCGGTATAAGCCCCGTCAGGGTCCGGCCAGAGTTCAATCTGCGTTCCAAGCGGTGCATAGAGGCACGGCTGGCCTGCGCCGATGCCCGTGTATCTGCGTGATGCCATTTCCTCAACGCTGGCAAGCGTCAGCCTGTTGCCGTTGCAATCAAGTCGGATGGTTGCCAGATGATCGGCGGGCAAGTCCACAAAGCGCGTGGATATATCCAATTCCGCCGATGTAACGCTTTTGCGGTGTCGCACGTCGCGGTTGATCTGCGCCTCGGCCAGCGTGATAAAGTCGCCAATATCGGGCAGGTCGTCGTGGTCTAGCCATTTGGCAACCGCGCTTTTCAACTCTGAATAAGTCGCTAATCCCATCAGGCTATCCCTTGCATGTTCCGGCGTGGCGGCGCTTTCCAGACAACCGTTTTAGGGTTTTCCAGAACGTCGACGGCCATACCGCCGAAGGCATCCGCCGCATGGCTGGACCAATCGTGATCCGGTCCAAGGTTGGCGTTGCGGTGGCGGTCAATCTTTGCGTGATACCAGCCCAAAGCCTCACGGCCCGGCTTGGTTGTTTCTGCGTTGAACCTAACGCGCGGGAATACCCGGCGCACGGCCTCAACCCTGTGCATTGCTGCCCCTGATCCGGCGTTAGGCATAACCTCGGCTTTGAACCCTGCTGACTCTAGCGCGCTGCGTGGCGTAACGCGGTTTACAATGTCGTGTTTGTGTCCATCGTGCGGCAACATCATAACCGCCTCAGAATAGCCTTGGCGGTGCAGCCAGCCGATATGCTCGGCCATTGGTTGCCCTACCGCCTCATAATAATCCAACACGTTGATAAGGTCGCCAACGAATTGCACAACCCAGATTGCCGTTGCGTCCGATGTGCGGCTAGTTCCGCCGATGTCCCAATATGCGTACTTGCGCATAATCGGATCGGCGGGGATTGTCGTGATGCGCCCGTCTGTTGCGGCTCTCTCTAGCGCCTCGGCAAAATACGCGCCTTTGACAACGCGGATGTAACCGCCTTCCCAGACGTGGTCGTATTGCTCCGGGTCGTTCTGTTGATCGCCTCGGCGCTCTTGCTCCAGCACGTCTGGAAACCAAGGGTTATCATTCCAGTTGGCCTGGACGACTATCGCGCCCTCAGGTGGTGTTGGCCCGCGCAATAGCTGGTCAACGGGGTCTTCTGCCCGCCGGGGGTTCCAGCTAAACCATAGCTCGGAGTTTTCCGCGCGGATTGTCGGGCGTAGAAGTTGCAGCGATAAAGCAGAAAGCGTTTGGGCTTCCTCGATCCAAGCGCAAGAAAAACCTTCCAGCGATTTGATGCTCTCCGCGCTGTGGTCCTGCATCCCCTGAAAGATTATGGTGCCGTTGCCGGGTGTCTCAATAAAGTCGTTGGTCGCGCGAAACCCTTGTTTCCAAAGGTCATATTCCTCAATCTTATCCTCAAGCAATCGTTTTGCAGACTGCTTGAGGGTCTTTTGCACCTCACGAATACAGACCGTTCGCCGCCCCGGCTGCGCAAGATGAGACTTGATCACCTCCTCCGCAAAGAATTGTGACTTCCCCGACCCGCGCCCGCCATATGCGCCTTTATAGCGTGCTGGTGCTAATAGCGGGGCAAACGCCGCCGCCGTTCTAGTTCTTAGAATGGACAATTTCAGTCACGATTTTGTGGACGAGCGGCGCGTCTGGATCGCCTGCTATCTGCGTGGGCAAAACCTTACCAAGCAATGACATAAACGGGCCGGGGTTTTCGATTGCCTGCAATGTCAGGTATCCGACCATCCCGCCCTTGCCGCCTGCGTTCTCCGCCGCTTGCAAGATTGCGTCTTTGATGATTGCTGTGGTTTTGTTCAATGAGCCCTTGCGCCTGCCCATGCCTGCTGCTGGCGGCTTTGGCGCACTAGATTTCACTTGTTTAGTGGATTCAACCATATGCCCGATCCAGTCCGTTGCCGGGTGCTGGCCTCATATTGGGAATGCAAAAAGCCCGCGACCAGTTAAGGTGCGGGCTTCTTCGATTGTGATTACTGTGGCAGTAAGTTGTCAGTTTGTCAAGGCTCGCAACGCTGCGACAAACACCGCCCCGCGCGTTGTGGGCTTCCCGTCTGCCCATAGTTCCGCGCCTTGCCCGTTAATGCCGCCGTCTAGCGCCTCCTTGATTGCGCGGATCATCTGCGGTGCCGGTAGCGCATTGATGCGGGCGTCCCACATCTGGCGGGCATGTTTGGCGGCGGCGTCCCGTTCTTCCCCCGTGCGCAGATCAACGGTTAGGCTTGTGTCGGTTTGCATTGCGTCTGAAATCATGGTGAAGGTCGAACACTTCGGCCCGTCTGGAATACCGTTGCGCAATCGGCTGTTGCGGCGCGATGTGCATATCCCCTGCCATGCCTCTTGCATCGCCACCCTGTCACCCGTTGCGCTGGCAATGCAACAATCGGCCTGTGTGCCTCTCGTTGCCGCTTCGTCGGGCTTGATACCGAACACCCGCGCCCGTGCATCGATTACCACCTTGCGCGGATCTTCCTGCGGCTCACGGCTGCCTTGCATCGGCGGGGCGGTTGCTATCTCACCACCCGGCAGGCTTATGCTGCGGCTGCGCTTGCGGCTCCTGCGTTGTGCCTTGCTGGTCATCACTTGCCGCCTTTCAAAATCTCGATATGCCGTTGCTGGTCTGCCGTTTCGCGTTGCAGGCGCTCGATTGTGGCCGTCTGCGTGTCGTTGATGGTTTCCAGAAACTTGATGCGGTCGGTTAGGCGTCTTTCGTTTGCGGTTGTCATTGCTGCTGCCCTCGTTTGTTGTTGTGTGCCGCGCCTCGCCCTACAAGGATAAGGGTCTGCGCGGCTTGCGGGGTTTTGGGTGAACGGCCCGGCACTATCCGCATGATCCGCCAGCTTTGCCCGCTGGTCAGGGTGTGGGTGCCGTGTACCATTGAAAAAAATTCAGCCCAGACTCAAGCGCTGCCCGCAGCCTATCGTTATCGGCTTGCAGGGCGTCACGCTCGGCCTCAGCCTTTAGCTGTGCGGCGTGGGCTTCTGCGGCCTGTTCAAGGCTCGCAAGCTCCTGCATTGCGCTTTCACGGACTGCGGCCTCTGCCTTTTCGGCGCGGGCGAGGATGGCGTCATATGCGGTCGCATAGACAAACTCACCGCCAACGCAGGCAACCATTTCGCCGTCATCCCCCCAATCGACCCGTTCCACCGCTTCCCGGCTTGTGTCTGGTGTCTCGGTCATGCTTTTACCCCATTCTTTCGCGGCTCACGTTGCGCGGTGCGATATGCCAGTGCGCCGTTGAGTGTGTCGATTGCGCCGCTGATGTTGCCCGTCTCCAGCTTTACGGCGGCCAGTGCTATTGCCTCGCGCTGTGCCACAACATCCGCGTGCAGCGACTTCTTGTCGGATTTCAGATCATCAATCACGCGGTTGAGGCGTCCGATTTCGTTCATTGCGGTTTGCGATGCTAATGGCTTCATTCATCGCACCCCGCGATTAGAGCCTTGATCTGGGCGGTAAGCCATGCGCGGGCGGGGTTTCCCGCAGGGCGCTGGTCAACATCTGTTAGGTCGGCCCAATCAATTGATGGGTCATATTCCAGCGCCAAATCTGCGCCGTGTACCGGGCAATTGAAATCAGGTGACACGCGGGCATCATCAGATAAGTGGCAGCTACCAACCTGATACCACCACCCCGGCAACACCGCATCATGCAGCGCCTTGGCCGCGTCCATTGAACCGTGGTAGGAACGCCACGCCCTACCCATTTGTGATGACATTTTTCCATCATCGTGCCTTGTGCAAGGTAGATGCATCCATCCTTCATCTTGCTGAACCGCGCTACCTGCCTCAATCGCCACCAACAAATCTTGCAGTGCTTTTTTCTGTGTCATAGTTCACCTTTTGCGATGCTGGCCATTTTGCGGACGGTTGCGTTTGCGCCGGGGGTTTCAAGGGCTGCGATGCGGGCGAGGCGTGATCTTTGCTCAATCTGGTTTCTCGTTGCTTGGCGCAATAAATCTGGCTGCCCTACAAGCCACAGGCCCGCGATGATAAGGCGCTCAGCTATCCAATATCTGAATTTCATCCCCACACCCTCCGAAACGCCCACCGCACGGCATACCCGCGCAAGAATGACGCCGCCGTGTAAACCGCCGTGATGCCCAATGCCTCGCCGTGCGAAGGCGCGAAGCCCCAGAGCGGCAAAACGTGGAATGTCAGCGCCCACGAGACTGCAAAGCCGATTGCGGTGCTGATGAAGGTTTCAAGCGCGGTCATGTATCGGCCCCAACGCGGCCCGTAGAGCGGCCTTCCTGCGTTTGGGCTACCCGTATCGCCTGCAATGCCTCTTGCGCGGCTGAACGGGCGTCATTTGTGGCCTTTGCCCCATTGACTTGCGCATCGTACCCCTGCTGCGGATTATGGACCTTTGCCCGCTTCAATCTCTCACGCACCGCCTTTCGGCTGATTTCAACAACCGCCGCGATTTCCCTGATTGGCTTCTTGTCCAGATACATGCGGATACAAACCTCGCTAACCCCGTCACTTGCTCCATTCCCGCGGCGGGTGCGGGATCTGTTGGCATGGCTGATCTGACGCATTTCCTTCCAGCTAGGCGGCGTGTCGTCTACGCCCTCAATCTGCCATGTGTAGGTGTTCGGCGGGCATCTTGTGAAAGCACCATCCATGACAGGCAGGCCATAACGGGCGGATACATCGGCTGCGATTTGTTCTGCGGTCATTGTGCTGCGCTCCGAATGCTTTTGAATTGCCAGTCTTGGGCGGCTACCAGCGTCCCAATGATATCCTGCCTTAGCCGCTCGTAGGTTTCGCGAAACTCCATGTCTTTCAGGATGATTTTCGAAACCTGCTGGTCGCCATACATGACGCTGGTGTGGTCGCGCTGACCGAGGCGCTGCCCGATGCTGGGATACGAATACCCGGCCTCGTGGGCGATGGAATAAACGATGAAGCGCGGGTGGGCGTACTGCCGAAGCCTGCGCGGCCCCGTGATGTTATCGGCGCGAAGGTTGAAAGCCTCGGCAACGGCGTTGGTGATTTCTGCGATGGTGGGTTTCATGCTGCACCCCCAGCCTTGCGGGCCGATGCGGTCATAAGCGGGTTGGCGGCACGGGCCAGGCGCAGCGCAACCATTTCGGGGCTATCGTCTGACTTGCCGATCGACCAATGAGGCGGCGCTGCCTGCGGGTCCGATACCGCGTCCACCTCGTCCCATGTTTTCGCCATTGGCCGCTTTTTGATGTCGTGAAACCGTTTTGCGGTGAAGCCATTGGTTTGCATGATGCGCTCCGCCATTTCCTTGCAGCGTGGTTCGCGGGCTTGCTCGGCTTCGTACTCGGCCTTTTGCGCCGCTACCTTTTCCCGCCGTGCCAGTTCGTCGGTCAGCGGCTTCATCGCGCGGCCCACCAAAATCACAATCTCGCCCGGCGATGGTCTGCGGGTTCCGGTCTTCACCCAAGTGTCAAACGCTTGCTGCACGGCCCAATCGGGGAACGACTCCAGCGCGGTCAAAAACTCACCACGGGCAAGGGCTTTGGTTTCCGCGTCAAAATCGGGGTCGTAGTAATTCGCCAGAACTGCGTTGACCCGCTTAAGTGTCGCCCCTTCGTTGAACGGCGAAAGGATCGCGGTTTGAACGGTCGATACTGACTGCGCCGCTAGTGAGTTGGTTGGCGAACTCGTTGATAGCGCGGTCTGATTGTGAACGGTCATTGCGGCCTCCGGTGATTGCTGTGAGTTGGCGCGGCTGAATTTCGTCGGTCCATCGCTTTTGATTTAGGAATGAAGCTGGATGGATCGGATTGGCTTGCGGGTTTGATTGCCGCCATCGGTCATACCAATCGGCAGCGCCATCGATCGCCCTGATCCTGTCAGCCTGTGAAAGCTTAGACCAAGCCTTACTGGCTGCGTCCTTCGCAATCTTGACAGGCCAAACCGCCCAGAAGTCCGAAAAAGGCAAAAGACTTTCCTTTTCCTTTTTTACCTCTGGTATTGAATCCTTCTTCTCGTTTGTATCGGTCGTGTATCGGTCCTGTATCGGAACCGTATCGGATGCTTGTGCGCCATTCTGATATTTGCCGTAATTACAGATGGTTACGATGCTTATACCTGTATCGGTTTCAACACAGATCATTTTCAGTTTTTCAATGCGTTTTAGGTAGCGCTGCACTTTGGCTGCGGTCCAAGACCATGCCTTAGACATAAACCGCACCGATGCGGCTAGCTGCCCGCGCTTGGTATCAGCGACATAATCGCCCGCCCGCACCGTGCGCTCTTTCCATGACGCTTCCATCACAAGCCAAACCCAAGCCTCGCGCTCGGTGAACGGCTCGTCACGGAAAGCCTCGCTCAAGAAAAGGCGTCTGGATATGTTAATCGTTCCGCTCAACGCGCTATGGCCCCCAGTATTCGGGACAGTTCGCCAGAAGTTTCCTCGCTCAAAGCGCACCCCTGCAACACCATCCTAATAGCATCAGGCAATAGGATATCTGGGTTTGCGGCTATGCGGATGGAACGGGCGAACGCCCTGATGCGGGTGATGCGGCCCTTCGCCTCCAGTGCATTTATCAACCTGTGGATGCCGGACTTTGAGGACAGGCCCATCTCTACTAGCATTTCATCATAGCTTGGCGTTACAGCGCCCGCGTCACACTTGCGCTCGATAAACGACAGCAGTTTAGATTGCTGGGGTGTAAGCCCTGAATGGTCTTTTTGATTTTCGACACTTGCGGAATCATCGCGCAAGCCTATATTGCTGAAATCAGCCATTTGCGTCTCCTCTAAAGGCGCGTTTAGGTCAGGGGTCGCGCATGTTTCCAGCAGGCGCGGCCCTGTTCCGTTTATGAGCGATTTCCCGTCAAATTGCAACATGATTTCGCCCCCTAAGTTAATGATTTATCGGATTAAAACGGGATTCCGTCGTCCATGTCTGGCCCGCCGCCGCCCTGATCGGCAGGTGGTTTCTGATACCCGCCCGCATCACCGTTGCCGCTTGGCTTGCCGTCCAGCATTTCCAACTTGCCGTCGAAGCCCTGCAACACAATCTCGGTCGAATACTTGTCAGCGCCGCTTTGGTCCTGCCATTTGCGGGTTTTCATCTTGCCTTGAATGAATACCTTGCTGCCCTTGCGTAGATATTGCTCGGCAATGCGGATCAGACCCTCTTGGAAAATGGCAACCGATACCCATTCGGTGCTTTCCTTGGTTTCGCCGCTGGCCTTGTCTTTCCAGCGCTCGGAAACGGCCAGATTGAGGTTGCAAACCTTGTTGCCGTTGGAAAAAGTCCGCACTTCGGGATCGCGACCCAAGTTTCCGATAAATTCACATTGATTGTGCGCCATGTTATTTCACCTCATTTTGGTTGATTGGTTTGTTTTTCAAATCCAAGGCCACATTGCGCCAATGCCCGCAAAGCCTTAGCAGTTCCCGACTCCGCGCCGGAAATT